AGATGGCATTATCGTTGACTGCCTGTTCCATCCAGCCCAGCATCTATAACCTGCTGATGGAACGGTCGGCGGTGGATGAGAAGGATGCGAGCCACTGGCTGGAAAAGACTGCTGACGATTGGACCGAGTTTTTGCCTGGTCAGATTATTTCGCGGATTCAGCCGCTATTAGGGAGGAATTATGGAAAAAATTGAAAGAAGGGAATATCCGGTCGAGCTGAGGATCAAAAACGATGATGGCAAGCGAAAAATCACCGGGCACGCCGCTGTCTTTAATCAATTATCGGTTGAAATGTGGGGCTTCCGCGAGAAAATTGCTCCTGGTGCCTTTGCAAAAACCATACTCGAGGATGATATCCGGGCATTGTTCAATCATGATCCAAACTTTATACTGGGGAGGAACCAGGCGAACACACTCCGGCTTTCTGAAGATAATACCGGCCTGTACTATGAAATTGAACCGTCTGATACCCAGGTGGCCAGGGATTTGATTGCAAACATCGAAGCCGGGAATATCACCCAAAACTCATTTGGATTTCGTGTGCTTCCGGATGGTGAATCGTGGGATGAGGACATCAACGGGACGCTCATCAGGACTCTAACCAAGGTGAAGCTTTATGATGTCTCCCCGGTTACATATCCAGCCTATCCGCAAACTGATATTGCATTGAGGTCTGCAGCGGAGGTAGGCGAAGAGGGCCGCCAAATTATGAATTACATGAAAAAAGAAGTCGCGGAAACTGGCCGGCCGATTTCAATGCTCAAGCGCACTATCGAATTGGATGAGAAAAAATACTATTGACAGGGAAACCAATTCGGAGAAAAATGTAATTGACAATTTTTTTGGCCGTGGATGCCAGCCCCTCTAGCTCGGATGGGTGGCTGAATCGGTAACGTAGCTGCAGGCAGACCAGCACGGGAAGCCCAAACTACAGACACTTAAAATCTCAAGTGTCGGTGGTTTGGGCTTTTTTTATTGCCCTTCCCTCCGACCGAAAGGCAATAAGATGGTTAAATCAAGTGAATTAAAGGACAAGCGCGCCGGGCTGATTTCCAAGCAGCGCGAGATTGTTGACAAAGCCTGGGCCGATAAACGGACTGCGCTGAACGGGGAAGAGGAACAGAATTACCAAAACATTGAAACCGAAATCAAGGCACTGGAAGCCTCAATCAAGAGGGAAGAGGAACTCGAAACCCGTGAATCGTCTCTCGGAAATGTAATCGGGCCGAAAGAGAATTCTAGCCAGCCTCCCGCCAAAAAGCAGGAAGACAACTTTCTGCGTTTCATTCGCGGCCAGATGACTTCCGCGGAATACCGAGATCTTTCCAGCACAGCTTCTGCTGGTGGATACTCTATTCCTCAAACCATGGCTGATCAAATCGTGATCTACCAAAGGGCGTTTGGAGTTATGCGCCAAATCTCTCGGGTATTCCAAACGACCGGCGGCGAACCGATCACGGTTCCGCGTGTGAGCGCATTTGGTAGCTCAGGCTGGAACGTAGAGGGAGCGGCTTTCGCTGAATCCGATCCGACGTTCGGCCAGGTCACGTTGAATTCCTACAAGGCAACTCATATTGCTCAGGTGAGCGAAGAGTTGCTGATGGATTCGGCATTTGATATTGGTGCTTTATTGGCTCAGGTGTTTGGTCAAAACCTGGGCGTGCTCCAAAATACCGCCTTCGTAGTCGGAGATGGCTCCAACAAACCGACCGGAATCTGCAACAACGTCACCACCGGAAACACCGGGGCCAGCAACATAGCTGTGACTGGGGATGAATTGATCAGTCTCTACCATAGCGTTCTTCCGGCCTATCGTGTCAACGGAACCTGGGTCATGAATGACACGACCATCGCATCCATTCGCAAGGTGAAAACTGGGATTGCCAATGATACCACCTATGTTTGGCAACCTGGTCTGCAAGCCGGTCAGCCTGACACCATTCTCGGGAAACCTGTTTATGCCGATCCTGACATGGTTTCTATGGCCAACAGCGCTAAATCCATTCTATTCGGAGACTTCAAGGCCGGATACTGGATTCGCGAGGTTGGCGGGATTGCCCTGCAACGGTTGAATGAACTCTACGCGGGCACAGGCCAGATTGGATTCCGGATTTACCAGCGAGTTGACGGCAAACAAGTTGACGCTTTGTCCATCAAGGCCTTCGTCAACAATGCAACTTAGCCATCAATAGATCCTACGTCAGCTTACCCGGCGGGGCACCGCGTGCTCTGCCGGGAAAGGTCGGAGCGAATGAAAATCAAATTCCTAACGGATGTGTATGGGACTAATTTTTCACATCAGTCTGGAGAAACAACGGAAATGGAAAGACATGCGGCCCTGCGGTGGATCAATTCAGGGGCAGCAATCCCGGTATTCGATCTAGTGGAAACAGCCAGCATTGAACAGCCGGAAATCAAGGTAGCGCCAGAACATTACAAAAAGAAAAGGAGATATTGAGCAAACCATGTGGAATAAGAAGATCAAAAAAACGATCTATCTGCTGAACATCGACAATTACGCGCCGGAGATATGCGAGATCACCTATCCGTTGATCCAGCATTATGCGCGGAAAATTGGAGCAGAGATTTTTGAAATCAAGGAGCGGAAGTTCCCGGATGCGCCACCGGTCTATGAGAAATTGCAGATATTTGAGCTGGCCCAGGAGCATCAGAACGATTGGAATATATACATCGACAGCGATGCGCTGATCCATCCTGACCTGATGGACATGACGGCCTATCTGACCAAAGACACCGTGGCGCATTGGGGGAACGATATTGCGGAAAACCGCTGGCAAACCGACCGCTATTTCTGGAGGGATGGCCGGCATCTCTCGTCCTGTAATTGGTTCACCATTGCAAGCGACTGGTGCATTGACCTGTGGAGGCCGCTTGACGATATCACCATCGAGGAGGCCGTGGGACGGATTTATCCGGTAGTCCAGGAAATAAACTCCGGGGTGATAAAGGCACAACACCTGATCGATGATTTCACGTTGTCCCGGAACATCGCCAGGTATGGCCTGAAATTCACCAACTTCAAAAACATTTTCAAATCTCTCGGATATGCTGATGCCGCCTTCCTGTGGCACATCTATCAGGATCCGATCGAGAAAAAGGCCGTTGAAATGAAAAAGGTTTTGAAATCCTGGGGGGTGATCCGATGAGATATTCGACTCCCGGGATCGATGGCTGGATGTCGGCAGATGAACTCCATTGGCTTTATGACACGGCCACGCGGATGAATTCCATTGTAGAGGTCGGAAGCTGGCTCGGGCGCAGCACACATGCTCTCTGCAGCGGCTGTGCGGGGACAGTTTATGCTGTAGATCATTGGCTGGGCTCTCCGGACGAGCGCGAGGGGAATCACAAGCTGGTCCAGACGGCTGACGTATATGAGCTTTTCATCGAAAACTTGAAGGAATTCGTCTGCCACAACGGATTAGGCTGCGGGAACCTGATGCCGTTCAAGATGGACAGCCTGGAAGCCGCCGAACTCTTTTCCGGCGGGAAGTATGGCCAGATCGACATGGTTTTCATTGATGGGGATCACCGTAAAGATAACGTATTGGCTGATCTAAAAGCATGGTGCCCACTCGCCAAAAAGATACTGTGTGGCCACGACTTTTCTCAGAATGGCGTTGAACAGGCGGTCGAAGAATTCGGGATGCCGTTTGAGCGGGTCCCTGGGATGACAATCTGGACGATGAACATGGAGGTGCCGGCATGAGGCCTATCTCCGACATGGATAATATTCAGATCGAAATCACCAATGCCTGTCACCGGAGATGTGGAAATTGCACTCGGTTTTGTGGGCATCAAAAGCCTTTTTTCATGGATATGGCAACCTTCAAGTCTGCCATTGACTCCATGGAAGGCTACCCGAAAATGACCGGGATCATGGGTGGGGAACCGCTCCTGCATCCGCTATTCGACGAATTTTGCAATTACGCGCTTTCAAAGATCCCCCGTGAGCAATTGGGCCTCTGGTCATGCTTTCCAGAAGGCAAAGAAAAATACCGTGAGGTGATTGTCAGAACCTTCGGTAACATTTTCTTAAACGATCATTCTCGGGATGACATTTATCATGCTCCGATCCTAGTATCGTCGGAAGAGCTTTGCCCTGATCAAAAGGCGCTGTTTAT